TTTTTTTTTATCAATTAAAAATATAACTATGATACATTTTAATGAACTTAGAATTAGTCAGGACAACAGATTTCTTATTATAGATGTATCTGTAGATAATCAGGACTACTTTGATGATGTCCTATTAGATAGTATAGTCATTGATACCCAAGATACTTTTGTGATAAATGGACCAAGTGACAATCCTCTTTATGTGTATAATGTAGAGGATGCCCATGATTTAACCTATTCTCTTCCTGAGCAATGTAGTTGCAACCCAGTAAGAGTTGAGGAAGATGAATCATACTGTTTCACTTATGGTACACAACAGATGAAGAATGTAAGACTTGAATTAAGTATTCAAGACTTAAAGGTTTCTCCTTGCAGTACTATGTTCTTTGTGTATGTAAAGTCTAAAGGTACTCCATCAACTGATACTCCATGTGGATTTGATAAGGACCAAATATTAGGTACTGTAATTAATTTACAACCTATATACAAACAGACTCTCAAGTATCTAAAGGAAGTAGAATGTGATTGTAATATACCAAAGGGTTTCATTGATATGATACTTAAGTTAAAGGCAATTGAACTTTGTGTTAGAACAGGAAACTATCCACAGGCTATTAAGTACTGGAATAAGTTCTTCATAAAGAATAATTGCAAGTCTCCAACCTCTAATTGTGGGTGCTATGGATAAAATGCTTGAAATATCTGAGGAAGCCATCACAAGATACTTTACTACTCTCTCACAGTTTGGATATAAGAAGTACAGTGATGTAGATAAGATAATAGTTCTCTTCTTCATGGAAGAAATGTTGGCAGGAGAAATGTCTTATTATGTGACACAAGATGATTACAGGAATATAGTCAATGCACTATATTGTCTGGCAGGAAGTACTTGTATGATAGACTTTCCAATGTTTGAGAGCTATGATACTTTGGTTCATTCTAACAATAGAACATTTGTACCAAGGATAACAGAGGATAGTATATTAAGAAGTACTCAGGAAGATGAGTTTAGAGTAGAAGCATAATCTTTATACCCTGAATATAAAAATAGTAAAACTCTTGTAGATGTAATTGTTTTAGATTATATTTGCAGGAGTTTTATTGTATAGATATGATTATAGGAATAATATATAAATATACTTCTCCCTCTGGAAAATCCTACATTGGACAAACCACTAATGAGCCTCTTAGAAGAAAGAACTGGTTTAATTCTAAATATCATTATGCTGGTAGAAAAATAGATAGAGCCAGAAAGAAGTATGGTAGAGATAAATTCAGTTATGAAATCTTGGTTAAGAATACTTATTCTTCAAGAGAGATAGCTATAGAAGACTTAAATAGACTGGAAATTTATTACATAGGATTGTATGATTCTTATAGGAATGGATATAATTCTACTATTGGAGGTGATGGAGTTGTAGGTTTAAAGTTGACCCTTGAACAAATTGAGAAAGTAAGAAAAGCTAATTTGGGGAGAACTATCCCTATAGAACAAAGAAGGAAGGCTTCTATAAAAATAAAAGCATTGTTAAATGAACCTGAGATGAAAAAGAGAATGTCCATTATTAGAAAAGGTAAGCCAAATCCTAAAGCAGTAAAAGCAATGAGTGAATCCAACTGCAAACCTATTTTACAATTAAATCTAAGTGGCAAACTTATAAGGGAGTTTGATAGTATTAAAAGTGCTATACAAAGTCTTGGAATTAAAGCTGCTACAAGTAACATATCTAATGTTTGTAAGGGTAAAAGAAATAGTGCTTACGGTTTTAAATGGAAATATAAGGAGGAATAAATATGACATGGAGAGAAATTATTTATATGTGTTCAGATGAATTAAAACTATCATCTGATGATAGTTTTTATACAAATGACCACTTAATATTCCTGTTAGTAAAATACAGGAGTTTTTTACTGAAACAGAGATACTCTGATATAAAGAAACAGATACCAGATAGTAACTATCAGAGTATATGTTTAGACCTTATTGAGGTTCCAGCTATTAGTGGAGAACCTTGTGAAGGTAGCTCCTATTTAAGAAGTAAAGATAAGATTCCTACTACTATGATGGTAGGTAATCCAAGGGTATATCCTACTGACTTCTATCAGGGTGAAATAGCTTACATAAGTAGGGATAGAATGAGATACATAGGATATAATAAGTTTATGAGGAATATAATCTACTGCTCAAAAGCCCCAGATGGATATTTATATTTCAAGTCATGGAATCCTCAATTCCTTTATATTGAGAATGTAAGATTCAGTGCTATCTTTGAGGATGCTAAGGAAGCATCAGAAATGGCTTGTCCAGAAGAGAGTGGTACAATATGTAGGTTAGAGGATAAGGAGTTTCCAATAGAAGATGCTTTAGTTCCTCCACTTATAGAGTTAGTAGTAAAAGAACTAAGAGGTCCTGAGTATAGTCCTAAGGATGAAGATAATAATGCTCATGATGATTTGGATGATTTGAATAAGAGATAATGGAGACACTGGGAGAATTTAAAAGGAGGATAAAGAAGGTCAACCAACCAAGAGAATATAAGGTAAGAAACTCTTTAGGAGTATATGATGCTTATAAGTATTATAGAAAGAATAAACCTGATAGTAAGGAGTATGTTCTTACTGAGTCACAATACTTTGCTATCATAAGAAAGATAAACTTACTTTTGGTTGATGAATTATTGATGGGTAATGATGTCAGACTTCCTAAATCAATGGGTACTATTGAGGTAAGAAAGTATGATAGGAGAGTGAGGTTAGGAATGGATGGAAAGATTCATACTAATCTTCCTATAGACTGGGATAAGACACTTAAACTCTGGTATGAGGATGAAGAGGCTTTCAAAGATAAGACATTAGTTAGAGTAGAAGAGAATGAAATCTTTAAGGTATATTACAATAGAGAGTCAGCTACTTATAACAATAAATCTTATTATGAATTCTTATTCAATAAAGATTTAAAGATAAGACTTAAACAAAGAATAAAGGAGGGTTTAATAGATGCTCCTTACTTAGAAAGGAAATTAAGATATGGTTAATAATATTAATTGGGTAAAATTACCTGTAATCTTAGATAGGCTGTTGAGGCATCCCCTTCTTACAGATTTGAATCTGGAGACAGCTATTCAATATACACTGGACTTTATTGGTGCAATGGGACTTCCTAATGTCTATGTTGATAAGGTAGAAACAATAGATATTAATGAGTACAGAGGTGAACTTCCATGTGATTTAATCTCTATTAATCAGGTCAGATTACATAAGAATGGAATAGCACTTAGGGCAATGACTGATAATTTCAATGCTTATCCTACCCATAATCATGAAGAAAGAGATTGGAGAGAGAGGGGAGAACCCTCTTTCAAGACACAGGGTAGAGTGATATTTACTTCAATCAAACATGAAAAGGTGGATATTAGTTATAAAGCTATTATGTTGGATGATGAGGGTCTTCCTTTAATTCCAGATAACTCTATCTTCCTTAAAGCACTGGAACTATACATTAAGAAGGAATGGTTCACTATCCTTTTTGATATGGGTAAGATAAGTCCTGCTGTACTAAATAATACTCAACAGTCCTATGCCTTTGTTGCTGGACAGTGCAATAATGAGTTCTTAATACCATCAGTTAGTGAGATGGAGGCAATTACAAATTCTTGGAACCAGTTAATTCCAAGAACTAATGAATTTAGATATGGATTCAAAAATCTTGGAAATAAAGAATACATCAGAAGTCACTAAGTGGACTATTTATAGACATGTTTCTCCTTCTGGTAAGATTTATGTAGGTATTACCTCTAAAGAGATTAACAGAAGATGGAGATATGGTACTGGGTACTCTAATTGTATTCTATTTCAAAATGCTATAGATAAATATGGATGGGATAATATAAAACACCAAGTTCTGTTTACAAACCTTACAGAAGATAGAGCTAAGAATTTAGAGAAAGATTTAATAAGACATTATAAGAACTTAGGAGTCTCTTATAATATTACTGATGGAGGTGATGGTCACTTAGGTTGTAGTTGGACTCCTACTGTATATACAAGAACTATATGGTCAACTCAAAGGAAAGATAGAAAGCTCTCAGAAGAACATAAGAAGAAGATTTCTGATACTATGAAAGGAAGACCTATGAGTAAAGATGTATATATTAAAGGAGTAACTATAGTAAAAACCCTTTTAGCTAAACCAGTTATCCAACTCAGTTTAAGTGGGGAATTTATAAGAGAGTTTCCTTCTATAAAAGAAGCTGCAAGAAGTCTTAATATAAAATCTGATAGAGACATTATTAGATGTTGTAAGGGAGAAAGAAAATCAAGAGCTGGTTATAAATGGAAATATAAAGATGAATAAATATGGCACTAAAGAAAGAACAACACTTTTTTAAGGGAATGCAGAGAGACTTATCAGTCTCTAAGTTCAATCCAGAGTATGCCTTTGATGCTCAGAACATTAGAATAACTGCAAGAGATAATAACACTCTCTTGACAGTTACTAATGAAAGAGGTAATAAGGAGATATCATTACAATCTCCTTCTGGAGACCCTGTAGCTATTGATGGAGTATTACTTGGACAGAATGTGCTTAATAACTATGTGACCCTCTTTACAAAAGGTACAAATGATAATATCTACAGACTTGAGAATAAGGGTACTTATTTTGAGACTCTACTTCTATTCTCAGGTAATCTGAATTTCAGTACAGATTATCCTATTGAGAATATTGGTGTGTATGAAAATGATAATATTCAGAAGGTATATTGGATTGATGGATTGAATCAATCAAGGGTTATTAATATTGTGGCTACAGATGGTGTAAAGGCTAAATGGGATAATAATTCATTTAACTTTGTACAGGACTTAGGTCTTAAAGAAACTGTTACAGTCACAAGGAATGACCTTGCAAGTGGTTCATTTTCATCAGGTGTAATTCAGTATGCTTTCACTTATTATAATAAGTATGGGCAGGAGAGTAATATATTTTATACCTCTCCTCTTGAATATATATCCTTTGCAAGTAGAGGAGCCTCTCCAGAAGAGAAAGTTAGTAATAGCTTTACTATTACCATAGAGAATGCAGATACAAGATTTGACTATGTAAGAGTTTACTCTATTCATAGAGCAAGTATAGATGCTACTCCTAATGTACTTAATGTAGTAGATATTCCTGTTAATCCTGTTACAAGAGCTACAACTACTCTTACTTATGTAGATAATGGTACTACTGGAACAAGTGTAGACCCTACTGAGTTATTATATGTAGGAGGTGAGGATGTAGTTTTTGGAACTATGGCTCAGAAGGATAATACTCTATTCTTAGGTAATGCTAATATACAGAGAAAGTTAGTAGGCACTGACATCATAAATAAAATAAAAGGAGGATATGTAAACTTTGGTCCTAAGTATGTAGGTAATTATACACAAACTTCTGGATTCTATCCATACAAGAATAGCTTATATCTTGGTTCTAAGATTAAGAGTTTTAAATATCTTGAGTGGTATAGATTTGGTGTACAGTTTCAACATAAGAGTGGTAAATGGTCAGAACCAGTATGGATAAATGATAGTTACAACTCCCAATATAAACCTTCTCTTACAAGTGGTTCATTAAGTTTAATACAGGCTCAGTACTCACTTCCTGCTGATGTAATTCAGTTAGCAATAAATCAAGGATTTACAAGAGTAAGAGGAGTAGTGGTATATCCTACACTTACAGATAGGGAAGTAATTGCTCAAGGTATCTTGTGTCCTACTGTATATAATGTTGGGGATAGATTCAGTAACTCTCCATTTGCACAGGCTTCATGGTTCTCAAGACCTAATCTTGCATTTGATATTGAACATAATCAATCTAACTGGACTGGATTTGGTGATTGGTCAGACTATGCTAATTCTAAGGCAGCAGTAATAAGGAATAGTAATGTGAATCTTACTGTAAACCCCGGAACTCCCCAAGAGAAGACTATTCTTATTGATATAGTTAATAAGGGTGCATGGGCTGAGTTCAGACATAATAAACCAATTCCTAATAACTGGGAGAGAGGTTCAGAAATACAGTGTCTGGCTAATGTTCCATCAAGTCCTTATGTATCTCAATCAGGTTCAGACTTGAACTCATGGTCAGCCAACCATGCTGAATATTTCTTCATTGACCAATCTATTCTTACACTTCACTCACCAGATATTGAGTTTGATGATGGAGTACAGAACTTAGATTCATCAGGTCTTAAGATGAGAATAGTAGGTGTAGTACCTATGACAGGTAATGCCTCAGATATAGATATTCAGACTTCAACTCCTGCCAATGATACAGATAAGATGGGATTCTACAAGGAATTTGTAGGAGTAGAGAATAATTCTTATCATGGTTTAAAGAACTTAGTTTCTGGAGCATATTGGTTTGATAAAATGACTGATATGGAAAGTGTAGATGATGACCACGGATATACAGAAGCCTTTATGGTTTATGCTTGGCATAGAAATGGCTCACTGAATAACCAAGGTCCTGTTACTGAGGGAACAAGAACTGCAATGCTTGATAAGAAAAAGATTTCAAATATGAAATTCTCTTCTTTCTCTTACTTCTTGAATTCTCCTTGGCTTGCTTATATAGAGAATGATAATAATCATACTGGTATTACTGGTGTAAGTATATTCAACTCTAATGAACAATCATTAGTAAGAATACCTTCTCCTGCAAACTCAGGCTTAGGAGACTTGAATTACTATGGTAATATTGATAAGGTATTAGCTGCTACAAGGGTAGATGATGAATATACAGTTACCATGAATTTTCAAGATGGTCAAAGAACTGAGACTCTGAATAGGAAAGATGGTTATCCTATAGTTGTAACTGGAGTAAATACTGCTGCAACTTATGCTCACCAATTATTTGTGGGGGGTTCATTCCCTATACAGTTTGTTAAGAGAAGTGATGGTAAACAGCTTACAAAGGTTCCTAATGGAACTGATGCTGTAAGAATCAAGTATAAATCAACTCCTCATGCTGTATTTGCACTTAACTGGACTAAAGATGGTAAGCAAGTAGTATTACCTACTAACAGTGAGACAAACTATACAGATTCATGGTCAGTAAACCCTGTTGTTCAGAATCCAGATAATACCCACTTCTTCTGGAATCCAACAGCTAAGAGAATTACAGATACCACATCTACTATTAAGGATAATACTTATCAGGATGTAATCTCTGGATATACAAGTAATTTCTATGATAATAATTATAGTTACTTATTCCTTGCTGAATTATATAATGATAATGTTCAGAATAGATTTGGAGGTCAGACAGAAGAAGCATTTGAGAATAACCATTGGTTGCCAGCAGGGGAGCCATTTAGCTTATTAGATGCTGATGGAAATCCAGTACCTTATCTTTATGTGTATTATACAGAGGGAGATACTTTCTTCCAAAGGTATGATTGTATGAAGGTTTATCCTTCAACTCTTGAAGACCAGAATAGTGTGAATGAGATTGTATCTTTCATGTGTGAGACAAGGGTTAATATAGAAGGCAGGTATGACAGGAATAGAGGTCAGATTAGTAATTTAACTATGACTCCTACTAACTTTAATATGATGAACCCTGTGTATAATCAAGCTAATAACTTCTTTAATTATAGGGCAATCAATCATGATAAGTTCAATCTTAACTACTTCCCTAATACTATTACATGGACTAAGGAGAAACAATTAGGAAGTATTATTGATACTTGGACTAATATCACTATGGCATCTACCTTAGACCTTGATGGTGATAAGGGAGAAGTAGTTTCATTGAATACTTTCAAGAATGAAATCTTTGCTTTCCAGAGAATGGGATTAAGTAACATTCTATTCAACAGTAGAGTACAGGTACCAACTTCTGATGGTATGCCAATTGAGATTACTAATGGATTGAAGGTAAGTGGTAAGAGGTATATAAGTAATACTATAGGCTGTGCTAATAAATGGTCTATTGCAGAATCTCCTTCTGGACTATACTTCATAGATAATGAGACTAACTCTCTATATTTATTTAATGGAGAGATAACCAGTCTATCTGATAAGTTAGGTTTCAGACAGTGGATTAATACACACAATGTTCATGTGAACTGGGAACCTGTTGGTTATAATAACTATAGGTCATTCTATGATAAGAATAACAATGATGTGTACTTTACTTATAAAGACCATTGTCTGTGTTACTCAGAGTTGATTAACCAATTTACTTCATTCATGAGTTATGAAGGAGTCCCTGCTATGTTCAATATAAGTAGTGACTTCTATGCCTTCAAGAATGGTAAGATGTGGGAACAATTTGCTGGAGACTATAATATGTTCTTTGGTGAATATAAACCATTCAGTATTACCTTTGTAGCTAATGCTGAGGAACCAAATGATAAGATATTCAATACAGTGGAGTTCAGAGCTGATAGCTGGGATGGTGATAACTTGATAAGCAACAAGACCTTTGATACTCTTGATGTATGGAATGAATATCAACATGGTACTACAGCTCTCACTAATATGCTTGGACATCCTTCTCCATTAAAGAAGAAGTTCAGGATATGGAGGGCTAATATACCAAGGGCAATTGCTAATAACAGAGATAGGATAAGGAACACTTGGGCTTATATTAAGTTAGGAATGAACACTCCTAATACATATAGAACAGAGTTCCATGATGCTATTATTCACTATTTTGCATAATTAATAAGAGTCCATAAACATTTTAGTTTGTGGACTCTTTCTTTTTTAATTAAAGGCTTTTTTTATTCAATAACTTTATATACATTTGCAACAAAATTAATTATACTATGGCTAAGAAAAAAATTAAGAGAAGAGGCAAGATGCCTCCTAATATATTTGATACTGGAGGTCAAAGCTGGGGACAGCAATCCTCAGAACAATTCTCAAATGCCTTTAAAGGGGAGAATCTTGGCAATTCAATAGGAAGTATTGGAGGTGCTGTTGGTGGGGTAGTCCAAGCAGGAGTATCTAATGCACAGATAGCAGACACCAGTGGAATTGAGGCTCAGAATAAAGCTCAAAAGAATATGGTAGTAGGTGCTTCATCCAATGATGATTTGATGAGTGAATGGGGTTCATGGAATAAAGTGAAAGATGATTATTCATGGAAAGATGTCAGAGGTGGAAGTACTGGTCAAAGAGTTACTAATACTATTGGAGCTGCTGGTCAAGGGGCTGCTGCTGGAGCATCTGTAGGTGGTCCTATTGGAGCTATTGTAGGTGGTGTAGTAGGTCTTGGTAGTGCTATTGGTGGATGGCTTGGTGGTAATAGAAAAGCCAAGAGAAAAGCTAAAAGACTTAATAAAGCTGCTAAAGAAGCTAATGAGAGAGCACTAACTTCTTTTGAAACAAGAGCTGAGAACATAGATACACAGAATGACTTTAATATGTTAGCAAACTTCTCTGCTTATGGTGGTCCACTTAACTTTGGTAGTGGTGCAATAGGCTATGAGTTTGATAATAGATACTTAAATAATCAAGAGATGAGTGCAATTGCTAAACAAAGATTGACCTCTCTTCCTAACTCATTTCAAGCATTACCAGAGATGAATACATATAATGCTTTTGCAGAAGGTGGTGGCTTATCCAGAGAGAAAAACTATGGTTCTAAGAAAAAGCCTTATCCATCTGTTCCTTCTGGAGACTTTGCAGGACCTCACAGGAGTTACCCAATACCAACTAAAGCTGATGCAAGAGATGCACTCAGATTAGCTGGATTGCATGGTAAAGAGAGTGTAAGAAGAAAGGTTCTTGCTAAATATCCTTCACTAAAGGCTTTTGGTGGAAGTCTATTTGATGATGTAGTAGGTAATAACTTCAACCAATCTTTCACACAAGGAATGTTCCAACAAGAACCTGAACAAACTGTTCAAGCAGCTAATATAGCTAAGGATGGTGGTGGTATTCACATCAAGAAGAAAAACAGAGGTAAGTTTACTGAATACTGTGGAGGTAAAGTAACAGAAGCATGTATTAGAAGAGGAAAGAATAGCTCTAATCCTACTACAAGAAAGAGAGCTACTTTTGCACAGAATGCAAGGAATTGGAATGCTTTTGGAGGATGGTTGAATACACAAGGTGGAGACTTTACTAATGGAGTTACATTTATTGATGAAGGAGGTTCTCATGAAGAAAATCCTTATCAAGGAATCCAAATAGGAGTTGACCCAGAAGGTGCTCCTAACTTAGTTGAGCAAGGTGAAGTAGTTTATGATGATTATGTATTCTCTGATAGAATGGAAATACCTGATGATATAAGAAAGGAATACAAGTTAAGAGGTAAAACCTTTGCTAAGGCTGCTAAATCTGCACAAAGAGAAAGTGAAGAAAGACCTAATGACCCTCTAAGTAATAGAGGATTACAAGCTGCTATGGAAAGAATAGCTACTGCACAAGAGGAAGCAAGACAAAGAAAAGAGGCTCATAGAGAGGGAAATGAATACCCAAGTATGTTTGCTTATGGTGGTGATACAGACCCTACTTATGGACTGGCTTTACAAGACCCAATGAGTGCTGAGGAACTTGAAGCTCTTATGGCACAATATAATGAGGTTCCTGAAACAGCTCCAGAAGGTAATAATGATAAGAGGCAGACTTGGACAAGATATGCACCAATTATAGGTTCTGGTTTAGCAAGTCTATCAGACTTATTTAGTAGACCAGATTATAGTGGTGCTGATATGATAAGTGGAGTGGATTTAGGTGCTGAGGCAGCAGGATATGCTCCTATTGGAAACTATCTATCTTATAGACCTTTAGACAGGGACTTCTATATCAACAAGATGAATCAACAGGCTGCTGCTACAAGAAGAGGGCTGATGAATACCTCAGGTGGTAATAGGCTTAATGCTCAAGCTGGAATACTTGCTGCTGACTATAACTATGGTCAGAACATGGGTAATTTAGCAAGACAAGCAGAAGAATATAATCAACAGTTGAGAGAAAGGGTTGAGGCATTCAATAGAGGTACTAATATGTTTAATACTGAGACTGGACTCAAGGCTTCAATGTTTAATGCAGAATCAAGAAATGCAGCTAAGAGAGCAAGATTAGGACAGGCTACTACTGCTGCTCAAATGAGACAAGCTATTAAAGACCAAGATAGTGCAAGAAGAAGTGCTAATATAACTAACTTCTTACAAGGTTTAGGTGATATGGGATGGGAAAATGAGCAAGCTAATTGGCTTGATACATTAGCTAAATCAGGTGTTCTTAAGATGAATACCAAAGGAGAATACACTGGAGGAACTAAGAAAGCTAAAGGTGGTAAAGTAAGAACTAAAAAGAAGAAAGGATTGACTTATGGCTAATTTCAGTTTTGTAAGTGGTGCTAAGTTCAGACCATTCTCTTATCAGGAAATGCTTCAACCACTTCAAGCATACACTCAAGAATATAATACTATTCAAGAGGGTATGGGTGAATTAGGAACTAAAGCAGATATCTTTGATAAGATGGCTAATGAACAGACAGACCCACAGGCTTATGCAATGTATAAACAGTATTCTAATGACTTGGCTGCACAAGCTGAGTCATTAGCTAAACAAGGTCTTACTCCTGCAAGTAGGCAGGGATTAATTGATATGAAGAGAAGATACTCTTCTGAGATTATACCTATAGAACAGGCTTATAAGAGAAGACAAGAGTTAGTAGATGAACAAAGGAAATTACAGGCTCAGGATAGTACACTACTATTTGATAGACCTGCTTCTACACTTTCCTTAGATGAACTAATATCTAACCCAGCTTTATCACCACAATCCTATTCTGGAGCACTATTATCCAAACAAGTGGGTACTGCTGCACAGAACTTAGCTAAGGAAGTAAGAGAGAACCCAAGAAAGTGGAGAACAATCTTAGGTAATCAATACTATGAAACTATCATGCAGAAGGGATTCAGACCTGAGGAAATTATGCAGGCTGTACAGAATAATCCTGAGGCTTCTCCTATACTTCAAGGTATTGTGGAAGATGCAGTAGGAAGTTCTGGTATCAGAAGCTGGGGTGATGAGAATATTCTCAATAGAGCTTATGATTATGCAAGACAAGGCTTGTGGAATGCAGTAGGTGAAACTCAATATCAAACCCTTTCTAATAAGGCTTATGACTATGCAATGCAGGAAAGGTTAGCTGCTGCAAGGAAAGGTAAGACAGAAGGAACTCCCTCTGCTGTATTTAGGTCAGTACCTAAAACTAAAGTAGATGGGGACAAGAAGACTACTGAACTTAATAATGACCTACAGTTCATACAACAGTTAAGAGCTAATCCTTCTATGATTAATGAAGAAGTTGAGAGAATTAATCCGGGTTATCCAACTCAGTATGGTGTGAATGTTGGTGGTGGAATATATAAGGTTAAACCTCATGCAGAAAGACTTCAACAGATAATCAAGAAGTATGATATGAAGGATGGTAATATGGACCAACTTGAACAGAAGTTACAAGCTGACATCAGGAGTAGTGCTGTAAGAAGTTTTGTCTATAAACCTAATATAACTCAGAGTGATTTAATATCACAGGTTATCAAGGAGAATGCAAGAACCTTAGGAGCAGCTACAGAATCAACTGGTCTTTATGAACTTGATGATAATAGGAAGGGAGACCCTATTAAGTTAAAGAATATCTCAGATTACTTCACTGGTGACAATGATATAAGTTATGACCCAGAGGTTGGACTTATAATCAATGCTACTAAGGATGGTAAGACTAAATCAGCAGTTATTGACCCTGAGTTAATTGATGATGCAGACAGGAATGTTGCTAATATTATGCACAACATTAATACATATCTTGAATATGGTTATGACCAGCAAGCTCAAGCAGAAATCAATAATATGATGAATTATATCTACGGTAAGTTCAATACACTTGCCAAGAGACAAAGTAATACAGATTCTAAATTAGAGTAGAAGAATATGGCAAATAATCAACAAATCCAAGACCCATCTACACAAGGAGTAGGTGGGTTAAGGGGAATTAAAAGTATAGATGCACTAAAGCAAGAAGGACTTATAAGAAGTACTCCGCAAATTAATAGTGTGGAGGACTTCAAACAAGTCTCTAATAGTGCCCTACAAAGAGCTGTACCTCAAGAGGTAGGTTTTGTTGGAGTAAATGATAGTATGTTTGATGATAACATCACTTCTATGACCCAACTTGATAACTTAGCCAATACAAGGGGTGAGATGCAACCTTGGTATGCCCAAATAGGTGCTGGTTTAGCTAAGGGTGCTGTTCTTGCAGGTACTACCTTTGCTGATGGTATCATTGGTACTATAGTAGGTTTAGGTAATGCAGCAGCTACAGGGACATTCTCAGGCTTTTGGGATAATCCTTTCTCAAATGCAATGCAGAGAGTTAATGAGTGGTCAGAGTCAGCTCTACCTAATTATTATACTGATGCAGAGAAGAATGACCCTTGGTATGAGAATATATTCTCAGCTAACTTCATTGGGGATAAGTTCCTTAAGAACTTAGGTTTTGCTGTTGGTGCTGCCTACTCTGGTAAGATTAGTGCTGCTGGTATGTCCAGAATCTTAAGTCTTAATAAAGCAAGACAAGCATTTAAAGGTGCAGTTACAGCCTCAGGTGAAGCTCTTAACCCTAATGCAGCTCTACAGGCTTACAGGGAAGGAGATTTATTTCTTGATGGTGTAAGACTTACTGATGAATTAGCAAGGGATGCTAAGAAACTTAAGATGGCTGAGCCTACTCTTAAACTAACAGGTGCTTTCTCAGGTGCATTAGGTGAAGCAAGAATTGAGGCTATACAGAATAGTAAAGACTGGTTTGAGCTTCATAAGCAACAACTTGATGATGCACAAGCTAAAGTAGCAGCCCAAGAGAGAGAATCTATGCTTAGAGAGTTCCCTCAATTTGCACAGTATCAGATTTCTTCTGATGGAAAGTCTTTTGAGCAAGTTCTCACTCCAGAAGGACAAGCTATGTTATGGGAAAGAGTAGATGCTAAGTTTGATTACAATGGTGGGCTACAGAAACTATCAGAAGATAGGGCTAAGATGGGTAATATAGACTTTGCTCTGAATATCCCATTACTTACTGTATCAGATGCTTGGCAGTTTGGTAAGTTCTATGCAGGTGGATATAATACAGCTAAAAGAGGTAGTCAGATACTAAGGACAGTTGCAGAGGATGGTACTATAAGTTATAGTGCAGCTAAACCTTCTGTACTTAGAAATGCTTTAAAACTTTCATCTAAAGCTATTGCAGAAGGTCCCTATGAAGAAATGGGACAGGCTGTTGCAGGCAAAGTTGCAGGATATAAATATGCCTCTGAACTTAATGACTTCTATGGAGCCAAGATAGACCCAGATGCAGAGAGTGAAACTATTGATTGGTTGCAAGCTACTGCAAAAGCTATTCAACAAACCTATGGTACTGTTGAAGGATGGGAAGAGGGTTTCATTGGTGGTTTAACTGGTTTAGTAGGTATTCCGGGCTTTAGAAGTACAAGAAATAGTGAAGGTGGTTTCCAATCTCCAGTGTATCTGCAAGGAGGTATTAAGGAAGATATTCAAGAGATAATAGAAAGAAGTGAGAAGGATGATGCTATAGTAGCTCAATTAAATAATAGAGTACAATCACCTGAGTTCCTTAACTACTATCAATCAGCTATCAGACATAATGCCTATCAAAAACAAATGGATGAAGCTGCTGACAATAATGATAACTTTGAGTTTAAGAATGCTGAACACAACCAGCTCATTAGTGATGTTATCATGTTTGATAAGGCAGGGAGAATACAAGATTTATATGATATAATTGATGAGGCTGGAAGTATTAAACCAGAGGATGTTGAACAAATAAGACAGCTTACTACTAATCAGGAAACTGGTACATCAGTATATGATAATATGACTGATGAAGAAGTAATTGAGCAGATTCAAAAGCAAACCCAAGAGACTAAGGAAGCTGTAGATAACTACAGAAAGATTAGTCAAGACCTACAGGTTAAGATTGGTGATTACTTTGATGAAGATGGTCTTGAAGAAATGACTTATTACTTCTCAAATATTGATAACCTTGAAAACAGGTTTAAGTCAGTACATGAGGATATAAAGGACAGACTCCAAGGAGTACTTGATGCTTCAATGGATAGGGAATTTATTAGTGACAGTGATGAGAATAAGATTAATAGGTTATCAGATTTATTGAACTATTCTCCTGTAAGACTAATTAATGAACTTGCTGATTCAAAAGAAGCTCAAGCCTATATCTCTTTATTAGATAAGGCATTACAGACTGACCCTAATAAGCAGGATATAATTGATGAGGTTAATGACCTCCATAAAATAGCTGAAAGAAGACTTGATTTCATTGACAAGTATGATACTTATCTTAGAAATCCTCAGGCTCTACAACAAAAGCAAGAGAGACAAAGAGAGAATATAATAAGGGAAAATGAAAGACAGGAGATAGCCAAGACTAAGGATGCAGCATTAGCTGCTACTAACCTTAATGAGTTTAGAGAAGCATTGAATAATGAGCCTGATTCATCTAAAAGACAACAGATTCTTGATGAACTTGAGAATGAAGGTAATAAGATGGCTAAGGACTATAAGGAAGTTCAAATGTATAATAGTGAAGTGAGCAGGGCAATAGATAGACAACCTATCTCTCCTGAGGCTAAAACTAATGCACAAGAGCTACTTAGAACTCAACATGAAAATGCAAATAATCTTGAGGAAATGGCTAATCCTAACTCAGTTTTCATTAATAATCCAGAGAGTCTATATGATGAAAATCTACCAGATGATTTGAATATGATGAATTTTGCTGAGGCTCAATATGGTCTTCTGTCTGCAATGAGTGAGGTTAATAATGACCAAAGATTCAAAACAAGATTTCCTTCTGAGTATCTAAAACCAGTTGAGAGAACAGATGGTACAAAAGGAACTACATCAAAAGATACAACTGGAGATAGTGGTACAACAACAGTCCCACCAGTTAATGCTGGACCAGTTGATACTTATGAACCTCCTGTAGGTAATATTACTCCTCAAATGGTAGCTGAGGAAAATAAGAAAGCTAATGAAAATGCTCCTACTCCTCAATCATTAGATAAGGATGCAAAAGGTAAAAGGCAATATTATAGACCCACTATTCCTGAATTACATATCAATGCAAGTAAGGATGGAGACTTTAGACCTTTCAATGTGGTAGTTGCAGAGAAAGAGAACTTGAACTTTGATGAACTTTATAACTACCTTAGAGATAATAGAGCTTTCAGTTATGTAAATGAAGGTAATCTAAAGGCAGGTGATGAACTTGGCTTCATGATTGACCCTGAATTTAATGACCATACAATCTTTATTGTAGATAAGAGAAATAACCAAATAGTAGGTTCATTAGATGAAAGTCAGTATGTAGTAGATAGATATGAAGGTCTTGCAGGTCTAATTGAAAGAGTGAAAGAAGAGTTCAATCAGACTGGAAAGGATAAGAAGTTCATAGCTACTCCTACCACAAGAGTATCTCAGATAATGGTTGGTAGAATACCTTATAGTACAGAAGAAAGAAACATGGGAGAAATACCTAATGTATCTGCTTCATCTATCTTTGGTATTGTAAAGAATGGTATCTTATCTACCAATGGTAGAATCAGTGATGATTTAATCACCAAGCCAATGGATATGAGCCAAAAGGAAGGTAGGATGTATATCCTTATTCCTAATGCTGCTGGTAAATATAGTCCTGCTGCTGTAAGGGTTAAGCACTTCAATGAGAGTGAGTATAATCCAGAGGATGTTACTATTAACTCAACTCCTTTGTACAAGAATATAAAGAAGAGTATTGATGCTTTAGCTAATGCTTTTACAGAGGAAGATGTTAATAATGCAGTAAAAGACTTAGCAAGAAGTCTATATATTGGTGATGTTCATATTGACTATATACAAGGTAAGAATGGTAATGGTATCAGGTTCACTAAGGTTCAGAGAGATGCTAATAAGAATGAAATCTATGATGAAATAGATGGTAAGAGAGTCAGAAGAGAAGATGCAAGAACTGTATTCTTAACTGAAAGATGGGACCCTAATGTTCTTTATGAATTAGGTGGAGAGGGTGTTAAAACTCAACCTGATACCAGAGATTCACAGGAAGTAGCCAGTGAGATACAAAACATTTTAATGGCATTCAATCTTCCATTACAGGTGAATTTAGGTATGCTTAATAAGGGAGGCTACAATAATATGTTACTCTCTTCTGGAGTAATGACATCCAATATAATAGATGCCAGTGTAAAAAGTAACTGGTTTACAACAGATTATTTTGATATACAAGGCAACTTACAGCAAGCTCTAAATCCTGCATCAGTTAAGGCTGAGGAAGGTAGAAAGATACAAACTCCTGTAGGAGGTACAGAGGGAGCTATTGCAGGAACTACAGTTTCATTTGATAATACTACATACCATGTAGATTTGACTTCAAATACTGTAAGGGATAATAATGGTAGAACTCTTAACTCTTTCCCAGAGTCTATTCTTGATATGGCTTATATACAAGAAAACTATGGGGATGCTCAGAATGGCTCCATGATGATGGGGGGTATCACCCTTCTTCCTAATGGTAAGGTTCTGAACAGAAATACAGGTCAGTATGTAACTGGTGCTGCATCAGATAAATTCAAACAGAAATTGGCTGATAGAAAGAAGACTGTAGCTGACTCTAAGAAAGTTATAGACCAGATTGCAGAGAATCAAGCTAAGGTTGATAAGACAAGAACTGATGGTGAGTTCTATTATATCCTTGAGGATGATGGTGAATACCATGAATATAAGAGGGTACATTCAGTATTAGGAAGTAATTGGATTGAGTCTCCTAAACAGACTAAAGCTCTACAAGATTTAAGAGTTAATCTCTCAAAGAATGCAGATAATGTAACACAATTCAATAACTATCTTAAGAACTTAAGTAACCATTATGGTGTAGACCTTACAGCTTTTGAGGGTAAGATTGATGCAAGAAGTAGAGATACTATTGTGAATATAGTGAGGGATAAAATGTCTGGAACTAATTCACAAAGAGCATTAGATGCAGGTACTTCTGTAGATAGTGTAATCAGGAACTTCTTCACATCAAGTGAGATGCCAGTTAAACCAAGTAATATGTCTGAACAGGCATTTAATGATTTGGTTACTTCTCTTACTGAAATTAAGAGTAATATTGAAGCAAGGGGTGAGACATTCCTTACTAATAATATAGTACTCTTCAATAAGTATGAGAATGGAAATAGAGTAGCTGGTGAGGTTGATATTCTCTCTGTAGATGCTAATGGAAACTTCAAGATATATGATGTTAAGACAAGTAGATATAGCTTCTATGACTTTGTTGATAGAAATGGTAGAAAGGTTAATTACTTCAAGAATAAATCTAATACCCAAACAATGAGTCAGGAGCAGTATTATACTAAACAATTAAGTGCTTATAAGAACTTATTTGAGTCTCAATATCATACTCCTATCACTACTTTAGCTATATTACCCTTTGTACTTGAGTACAATAAGGATAATGTTAGTAGAGTAACTAAGGAGAAGGGTATTCTTCTTAACTATGATTCATCTGTGAATGTTCCTTTAGTTGGTAGTGTAGCTACTCCAGAAGTGAATAATACTAATAGTAGCTTACCTATATTCAACAGTACATTTGAAACAAGAGAACCTATAAACAATGTTCTACCAGACTATAGTATGTCAGATAGTAAAGTAGGTTACTTCTTGAGAGATGGAAAGTTACATACAGGTTATCTAAGTCCTATTGGAAAGGTGAATGGAGTTGAGGTGTATATGACTAAGGTTCCTAATATTACTAAAGGCTTTGGAAATCAACCTGCACATGTTGCATCTAATGATTTCTATGCAGTATTTCCTAATGGTAATACCATTGCTTTAGTAAAGAATGCTGTACTATCATATAGTGAAACTGAGGCTAAGAACAATATAAAGAAGATACTGGAAGGTAATCCTCAGAGAGTTGTAGATATGTCTCAGGAAAGTACTATACTTTATACTCCTTCTGCTGAACCAGTTAAGATTGAGAAGCCTATTATTCCTGCTACTATTAATCAGTCAGATGCAAGTGGTGCTCAGGCTACAGTAGCTAAAGAGCAAGCTATTAACCAGACTGATGAAGAGTTTGATGTAGAGTTTGAATTAAGAAAAGTTGATGATTTATCAAGACCTATATGGGATAAAGATAAGGAGTTAGCTTGGTTAAATAAGGTTCTACCTCAACTAAGTGAGAGTGAAAGAGTAGTAGTTACTAATGGTCTTATCAGAGTAGCTAAGACTGGTGCATTAGCATGGGGTCAATTTAATAATGGTATCATTACTTTAAGTAATATAGCTGCTGAGGGAACTACATACCATGAAGCATTTCATGCAGTATTCCATTTACTCACAGAACCTACACTTAGAGATGAACTACTTCAAGAAGCTAAGAGAACTTATGGAGACTTAAGTAACTCACAACTTGAAGAAGCTATGGCAGAAGGTTTCAGAGAGTATGTAATGTCTCAAGACACTCAATCATTAGGTACTAAGATAATCAATTTCTTCAAGGAATTGCTTGCTAAAGTAACTAATTGGAACAGTCTAAGACCTTCTCTTACTGAATATTACAGGAATATTAATGAAGGACATTACTCTAACATAACCTATAAAGTACCATCTCTTCAAGAGATGAGAAATCAGGAGGGGGTACAATCCTCAATGGATTTCAGTAGTATTGAGACTGAAACAAGGGAAGCACTTGAAAAGAAAGGATGGACAGAAGAAATGTGGAACTCTATCTCACAAGAGGAAAGAGAGCAAGCTATCAGATGTTCATAGCTTCAAACATGAGGTTTAAATTTTTTATTAAGGTGTAAATAAAAAGGGGAGGTAGAATAATCTACTTCCCCTTTCTTCTTTTAAGCCTATTGCTTAAAGAATGGTATTTGGTCTTCAATATAGATACCTCTCATGACTGTGTTATACATAGGAGCAAGAGGAGATTTAAGTAAGCTCTGTTGAGCTTTAGACTTATCTTTATAAGGTCCAGACTTAAGTATTGCATCTTCTCCATTGAATGTTTCATAGTTCATTGGGTTCATCAGATTGATTAGATTAAGAGTCTTTTCTACTGTATTTACACCAGCAGCAGGAGACTTTAATATCCTCAAACCTTCACCAACCATCTCTGGAGTAGGAGTAAGAGCACCTAATTCAGTGTATAACTTTCTCAACTGATACTCAATCATCTTGACTAACCAAGGTCTGTCCCTATCATCACTCCACTCTATTAATCCAATAGCTGCTGCTACTGCAAGGAAATGGGCTACCTCAGTTAATGCTCTCTTGACATTTGCCTGTTCTGTGGGAGTCATTTCATTCCACTTACTTGCAATATCAAACTGAGCTTTCCTTAGGTCTTGGAATAGGGCATTCATAAACCTGCCAGTAGTAAGGTAATAACCTTCTGTCCATGCTTCAAGGTCATAGTTATATGTGGCTGATTTGAATCTTCTGTTCAATGATGGTTTAATCCATTTCCTGAACATCATACCCAATCTACCAATAGCCAACCTTTGTACTGCACTTCTATCAGCTTTATTGTAAATACCGTGCATTCTTTGATTAATAGCTGCACTCTTTCTACTGAACTTGATTATATCTTCCTTAGTGAAAGCTGAGCCATCAGCCTTAGTATAACCTTGTTTTAGCTGTAATTTAGCACCTAACTTCTTGTTACTACTATCTAATGGTACAACCTCAAAAGCATCCCATAGACTTACTAACTTACCATTAGGAGCCTTCATTTTATAAGCATCAGCCAAAGCTAAGCTGGTTCTATTCTGCATCCAGTGTTCACCTGCATTATTCATAAAGAATAGAGCTGATGTACCAAACATTCTACTGAACCAAGTCTTCCTGTCAAAGTTGACTTCTCTTGTATCCTGTTCATATTCCTGCATTACATTGAATAGCTCATCCCATAAAGCTAACTTATTGGTCTTTACTCTATCACCTAACTGAGCTAAGAATGATGGTAATTCCTTACTATAGGTTCTATCAGCTTTTAGAGTATTCTTTTCATTGAAGAACTCTCCTGAGAAAGACTCAATTCTCATCATCACTTTACCAGTAGCCACATTGGAAACACCTGAAAGGACATTCAATGCCAAGTTATTCATAGAAGTCATTCTATTAATAAAGTTAGCTACCTTTCCTTTGTCAATATTAGTCTTACCAAATGTTCCTTCATCTGCCATGTATCTTCCATATACCTGCATTTCAAAGAAGTCATTCAATCTTTCCATAAACCTTGACTTGTCTCCTGTCTTGGTTAATTTACTTTCAACCTTTCTACCTACTTCCTTAAACTTCTCAACCATAGGTTTACCACCTTCTGTTTGAGTGACTTGTCTTTCTCTAAGCATATCTCTACCAACCTCAAGAACATCAATGATCTTATTCATTTCATCAAAGTCATTAGCCATTGCTGCATAAGCAGTCATAGTGCCCACTATATCAGTAGATAAGTCATTAGCACTTTCTCCCTTCTTGAGCTTTGTAAAGTAGATAGGTAACATTTGTACCCCTCTATCCTCAAAGTCTTTTACAGTTGCCTTGTCTCCAAAGTCTGTATCATCAGTTCTCCTAATGAAATTGTCCTTGATACTTTCCCAAACCTGTTGAGCACCAGACTTCACACTTTCAGAGCTTTTAACCCTTTCAACTAAGTCTTTCCTAATCTTTACAGCACTATTCAGTTTTGTATATTTATCAGGAAGTAGAGCATCAAGTTTAGCCTTAATATCCATTACAGTAGTGTAATAGTCCCTTTGGGCTTTATTCAGCCTTCTGAACTCCATACTTTCATAAATGGACTTCTTAGGTTGTCTAACTCCATCTACAGTTTCCATATTGGCATTGAACCAATTCTGTCTCTCTTCATTGTATTTATCAGCATTCTCCCCTACAGGATTTCTGCCATACTTTTCATTGAGACTTTGGAACATAGTCCTCATTCTCTCCCTGAATAGAGCATGATTTATCTCACTGATATAATTACCACTCAGATTACCTTTACTATCCCTCTCAAACATCCACTCAGTGTCTTTCACACCAGCCTGTTCAAGTTTAATAGTGGCAGCTTGTAGTTCCTTCTGAATATCAATAGTCTTCAATCTGGCTTGTTCCTTGCTCTTTTTAACAGCTTGGTCCATAATCTTCAACATATAATCAGAGCTATCTGCCATACTATCCAGCCATCTGTCAAAGAAAGAAATATCTTCATCAGCTACTTTAACCAATTCTTCTGCATTTAGAGTCTTTCCTTTATACTTTCCAAATGGAACCACAAGGTTATCTCCTACAAAAGGCTTGATGAAATCAACAAATAAAGGCATAGAGATTGTATTGTAGTCCACTGCAAGGTCATTAAGCATTGTAGTGACATTATCTAATGCAACCCTTACTCTTTGACCATATCTATTATCTGTGGACTTCTCTTCCTCTCTGAGAGCCTCTCTTACTGAATCAGCTATCCTCTTATAACTGTACATATAGTTCCTGATGTCCCTGAGTACCCCAGCTCTTTCATTAAGATTAGTTGCAGGAGCATTTCTCAATACCTCAAGCCTACTACTTACTTTCCTTAGCTCTTCAAGTGCATTATCAAGGAACATATAGATACCTTCAATCTCACTATTATCAGCTAATTCAAGCTCTAACCTGTCTATTAATAACCTCTGATTGGCACTAAATTGACTGTTAGGATTTCTCTTTTCATAAATCTTGAGCCTCTTCAACTCATTGTCTATAATCTTTTGTAACAAAGCCTTATCCCTATCTACCCTTTCAGTAGTGGAATAGAAAGCCTCGGAGGTACTAATGTTCTCAACATTAATAGCTTCATCCATCTGTCCAGTAAGAATATCACCAGCCAGTTTACTAAAGCTACTCTCTGCTTCAAGCATTGCCTTTTGGAACTGTGAAGCCCCTAATCCTCTAAAGAAATTTTTTACAGCATTGATAAACCTCTCCAGAAGGGATTTATAAGATGAAGAAGGAATGGGTTCAGACTGTAATAAGTGTTTAGCAAGTAATTTACCAGCAGCTTCTCTGGCTAACTTTGATTCATCACCTTTATACAGACTGTCATAAGTGTTATAATCATCACCTAATATCTCACCTACCAAACTATTGTTAGCCAAGTGATTAACCAGTCTATTGATAAGAGGATTATCACCCATTGCCTCAATAGCAAAGTGAGCAAACTCCTCTGGTAATGCTCTTTCCCCTTTAATACCATCAGCAAGTCTAATCAATTCAATTATACCTGTTGCAGCATCTCTGGCTTGACTAAAGTCTGTTACTCCTGCCACTCCTCTTCTCTGTTCCAAGTCTGTAAGAGCACCTATTCCAATACCATTAGCAGATAATATCTCTCTCAATCTATTATTAAGAGTGTAATTATACTGCATATTATTGGCTTCAAGACTATTCATCTTGTTTCTTACTCTGACAAAAGGACTAATATAAACCCTATTACTTTCATTGTCCCATACCTTCTCAACAGATGCAACATAGTCCTCTCTAAACTCTGACTGAGTATTGAATTGAATAGCTTTTTGGACTAACATTCTATAGTTTTCATCATTGTTCAGATATAACTTAGCTCTACCTGTCTTATGGTAATGACCAATCTCTTCATTAAGGCTCTTTAGAATCTTTTGCTCATCAATAATACTTCTCAGATTAGTTTTCTTCAAGAGACTGCTTAGAGTAGGTTCACCATTTTCATCCATTTGTAACCTTGGATTCCAATTAGTAACAAAGTCACTACTCTTTGTAATGAGGTATATTCTTGTTGCCTCCTGTCTATTAGGGGCATAAGCCAGCAGGTCTTTAAATAACCTGCTGCTTACTACCTCATTTTTACTGTTCCTCACTTGAGGAATTATTGCACATTTCTTAGCCATATCTATAATTCATATAATGTATTTGCACCACAGATTTTATCATTGTTTGCATCCTCATACTCAGTATTTGGATTAATAGAATTAATATCATCTGCTTTCCCTTCATTCACTTCAAGTGGAGCACCATACACCTGACTGAAAGCCTCACTTGCAATATCTTGAGTCAGACTTGAGAAATCATAGTTAAGATATTCTGGCATAGAGTCATAATCAATATCAGCTTCCTGATAGGCTGTTATATCCTGATTTACATTAGGAGTATAATCCCTATCATTCTTATCAATTACTGACTTCATTTCAGTAACATCCTTACCATATTCATACTCAATAAAACTGTTCTTGAATCCAAGTGGGTCTATTCTTTCATACACAGCTACATTAGGTTGTACATTGTCAGCTTGTGTAAGCCTGTAATATATTGTACCTCCCTTGTATCTTCTTGCTATATAATTAAAGAAGTCATAGGTTGTTTCCTCTCCTATTCCCTCTCTCTTCCTTATTATCTTCTTATCACTACTGTTAGACTCAGTATCAATGGTTATTTTAACCATATCCAAAGCATCACCTTGTTCATTAGTAAAAGAAGTGGAAGCCTCTGTGGGAACCTCAGGAACCAACTGTCTGTTATCCAAGTGATTGTAGATGTACTGGTCAATAAACTGACTGTAATCATCCTCACTTTCCAACAATCCTCTCAGTGTATCAATGTACTCTGGAATGGATTGTCTAATAGCAGTTGGTGCTAAATGAATGAAAGTAGAAGGTCCAAATGCAAACCCATTTCTGTAATAACTGTATCTGAATAGATTAAGAGCTAAAGCCTGAGCTTCTGGTCCCATATATAATAATGATTGCCAGTCCCTCATGTATCTTTCTCTCAGAGTAGGACTTAACTGACCAACATTTTTAAATACTACTGTATCTACAGGATTGTTTTGGTTAGCCCTTATTACTCTTAATCTCTTAACAAACTCAAGTTCAGCTATTTCAGGATGTTCACTCAATGTTCTATTGAAATAATCAGGGAAATTATTGATAAAATCCCTTCTCTTATCACTGGCTGTTGTAACCTTATCATCTGCTCTGAGGTTAGCTTCTTGCCCAAAGAATGATGTCTTGGACATAATATAAGCTAACAAATCATTGTAGATATTATTGAGTGTCTTTGCATTCAACTTGCCTGTCTTAGTATACTGTCTTAAACCTCTCAATCCTTCTTTACCATCAATTACTTCCCTGAAAGAGTCAGTAAACTGAGGGAAATATCTACTGAACATCTCTTGTGTCTGGTTAATACCAAGACTAAAGAATGCCTGTAAATAAGGTAATGGGGAGCTTAATAATCTCTCTCTTATCTGGTCAATATCCATACCTTTCATATTGAAAGGCATAATAACTTCTGCACCAGTTAAAGGAGAGTTTTCATTTAACACCACATTAGTCAGGAAGTCATCAACTTTCTGTATCTTAATCTGTGTATCTGCAATAGTAGGACCTGCTGCACCACCTTGAGTATCTGCTCTTGTAGCTTGAACCAACTGTCCCAAAGCATCTGCTGTACCCATTATTCTCTTAAATAAATAACCAGCAGCCACTTGCTTCTTATAGAACTCAACCTTTCTGTAGTCAGATGTCTGATTCCTATCACTTAATTCCTCTACTTCCTTCTGGAGAATGATATTGTCTGCCAATTCATCTGCCATGAACTTATTAGATTTATAATTGTCATAGGTTACATCTTCCATCATTGCAGCCCTTTTCTTGTAGTTCTTAATGACTTCATCAATGATTGTGTCCTTTCCTTTACCTTCTCTACTCTCTCTAAAATAGGTATTAGTAATATCCATTACAATTGGTTGTGACATAATCAAACCAATCTCAATAGGATTATAACCAAGCCTACTTAAAAGCATTGAGGCATCAGCAGTGAATGTATTCTGATTCAATGAAGCAAGCACAGGGTCTTTCACATTATCCACAGATGCAGCAAGGAAACCTGCATTATTCCTTGAGATATACTCCTTATTGTCATTCATCAGACCATGAAGAGAAGTCAGTCTCTTACCATTAAGTAAGAAAGAGCCATTCTCAGTATCAAGACCTAATTCAGTATGTTGCATCAAAGCATGGTTTGCATTATGGTTGGCATAAATACCAATCAATGCTGCACCAGTCATATTCTGCTGATGAAGTTGAACCTGAGTTCTTGGGTTAAGAGGGTCAAGTTTCTTCTTGAACTTCTCTGCCAATTTGTCAAGTTGTTCCAAATCCATACTACTTAACTTGTTAAGAGTACTTTGATTCTCAGGGATATTCAGTTCCTTCCTTAGTTCAGATTCTCTACTTGATTGAAGGATATTAATCATTCTTGCAGACTTCTTCTGATAATCAAAACCACCGGGGTTAAGTATCTTTGAAGCAGTGTCAGCATTAGTCAGAACACCCCACATCATATCAATCAATAGATTGTTTCTGGCTTCAAGACTATTCTCTTGTGGAGACTTGCTAAAGTCATATTCAATCTTCTCAATCTTATCCTCAGAAGATACTCTATACTTCTCTCTGTTAGCTTTATATGTCTTCCAGAGATTGTATTCCTGACTATCCTTAGGAGCTTTCCTACCATCATCTATGGCTCTGTTTACACTCTGTCTATACTCCTTTAACATTTCAAGAGATACAGCTTTTCCTTGTGTCAATTGAGCAACCAAATCATCAACAAACTGTCTTCTATTATACTTAGGAGTTATCTTAAACTCAGGCAACATGATATACAATTTATCCACATCAAAGTCAGAACCACTCAAAGTAGTAATCTCTGCTGGAAGCATAATTGAAGAACCATTTTGCTGAGGTAAGAAACCTTTAATATAAAGAGGAGCCATTGAGTATTTGTCCTCAGTTGGAACTCTATAACCAATCAACTTTCTCAAGCTGTCTGGTAATTTATTTACATCCAGTTCATGAGTACCTGCCTTCATAAGAGGTTCATAGAACTTCCTACTATATGCTGGCATATAAACTTCGAGATATTTGATTCTCTTGTTCTCTCCTTCACCTTCAAAAACAATCTTTAATTCATCAGTAAGACCATAGTCAGACACCTGAATAAGTGCTCCTCCTCTAATCTTCTGCTTAGTAATCCTACTCTTGATAATACTATTCAGCAATGTCTGTACTCTTTGGGATTGTACAGGGTCAAATAATGGAATATTGAATTGTCCTTTCTCATTAAGAGTACAGGCTCTAATCATATCAATTCCATATCTCTGATTACCTCTCAATTCCTCAAGAAGAATCTTCTCAACCTGTCTGGCATCCTTGAAAATTTCATTTACATCAGCAAAAGCCTGAATGATATTCTCAGTGTTAATAGCATTGTACATATCTAACCATTCCTGTTTAGACATTTCTCTACCATTCACATCAATCTTAACATCTGGACTAATATCTGCTGTAATCAGCTTCCTAATCTGAGTACCAACTAACTGAACTGCATCAATAGCATGTTCTGGAGTTGCAGTCTGAATACCATAGTCTTCATAGCTTACTTTATGAACCACATTAGGGTTCTCAACACCATTCTGAGTAGTGGCATTCTTAAGTACAGACTTGACATCTTCCTTAGTATTGACACTATTCAAATCAATTACACCTTGTTTCCCAACCTTAGTAGTTGATTCAAATTGAACTACATCAATTCCATTCTCTTCCATGAACTCATTGATAGCTACAAGTTTACCTGATTTACCAAGTGGACCTGAAACTAATTGGTGCATAGCCATAAGAAGGAACTCTGAGTTCTTATGCTGAACTGGTGTCTTAATACCTGTATGACCTTGAACTCCACTCATATTATTCACCTGAGTGTACACATAAGGTTTCTTAGTCTGCCAGATAATATTGAAATCAGCCATATCCCACTTACCATTTTGGAAGTTATCAAAGGCTCTCTGCATATCATCTGTCCACTGACCAGACATATCAAGTATAGCTCTGTAAGAACTTAGTGACCTGTAAGCCTGAGCATCTGCCACATTTACCTCTCTAAACTTGTTTAAGATTAAATCTCTGTCTCTCTTTGACATCTCACCTTTCTTGACTCTTTCATCAAGCACAGTTGCAATATCATCAAGTGCAGAAGATACAATCTCATCATCCTTTAGATAAATAGTTCTCTCTTCCTTTCTACCATACTTAGAGTTGGTATTAAGTCTAAGAGCAGGAGCATGAACTTCCTTATATCTCTTTTGGAAGTCCTCTATATTCTTATAGAAAGCAAGGTCAGTTGTAGTGAGTTCAATGATTTGTGATGTAGCAAACTTACTATTCCAGAAGTATTCTCTCAACTTAGCTTTGGCATTATTTCTAATAACCAAGTTTCTGTTGATACTATCCATTTCCTTAGCAGTAATCTCACCTCTCACCATCTTCTCTCTCAATAAGTCCTTAATACTTTCAAAAAGAGTAGTTGCCCTTCTATCATCTACTGGGTTATTATTGTTGTAATCCCTTAAAAGAATATCCATTTCTGTAGTCCACATTCCTTCAAGAGCCTTCTTTGCATTGTTCAAAGAAGTTGCTGTATTCCTATTGTAAGAACTTTGACCAGCATTTACACCAATTACCCCAAGATATTTGTACTTACCATTAGGCAGTTCTTCAAGTAAACCAGCTTTAGCCCATTCTCTGTAAGTCTGTTCAAACTCATTGTCAAGAGCTTCTCTTACTGACTCTCTGATGAACTCCCTTAATTCAGCACCAGTTCCTTCATTCTGGATTCTCTGGAACCTGTCAAGGAAAGTCTCACCATTGTCATATCTTACATCATTCAGAGCTGTAAGGAACTTAAATTCAGCACCACCAATACTCTTGATAGTACCATCTTTCTTCCTTACTATATCATAGTTTGCAATAGGAGCAATATTAGAATTACCCTTTTGATATTCAATATCCCTTTGGTTTACAAGAGCTATTCTATCTACTTCCTGATTAACCAAGTCAACCATTCTATCAAGGATAATATCATCATACTTCATATACTCACCATCTTCTCCAATGATGCTATGATTGTCATACTTTCTGAATCTAATAAATTCAGCAGAGGGACTATCTGAAAGAATTGGCACATGGTAATTAGCCCATTGAACATCAGACTTACTGTTATCTGGGTCTCCAAAGTATTCTGTCAGTAATACTAAGGTATAATCCAAATCATCCCAGTTCTGATATGCAACCTTATCTGAGTTAAATAGAACCTTATGGCTCAATCCTCTTCTCATTTCAGGGTTATTTACCAGTTGCTCAATCCAGTCATTTCTCCATCTACCATCCTTATAGAACCATTCATATTGTCCAAATTCATTTTCAACAAACTCTTTGAACCTTGCTTCATTACCCATAACATTCTTGAGTTGTTTAATCAACTTGCCAAGATAGTTAGGAGTAACATGGCTATAGTATGACTTATCATTTTCCCTCACACTACTTTCAATGGCATCTTCTGTTACTTCTGCAAGCATCATAGCTATACTGTTGTAAGCAGAACCAAAGGTATTTATCAAATCCCCTCTCTTTTCAGTTCCATCTTCAAGAGTCTCAGATTTAACCTCACCTTTCTTTACACCACTGAATATGATGTTTAATTGAGGAAGAAGCAACATAATTGGGTCTGTTGCAGTACCACCTTCATATTGCTTTATATTGGTCAGAGCATCTAATAATACACCTTGATTAGCATTGATACCAATCATATTAAGGAGCTTATTCAATGTCTTCCATACCTTTTCATCTTGTAGAAGTTCCAACCTTTGTTCTGTACTAAGATTGGTAAATCTGTTATTGAGAGCCTCAGTCCATTTAAGACCATTCTCTGCATTCTCAAGATTCAAGTCTCCATTCTTATCATAGATACTATCATCATCAAGCAGATTACCATTCTCATAGTTATCCCTCCATTCATCAAGTAGATAATATACACCCTCAGGCTTATTGATAGCAATAGTTTCCATCTTGAAAGTACCATCAGCCTGTAGTTTCTTCTTCTGAATCCAGTAAGGCATAAAGTCCTTTCTGAAATCCTGATAGAACTGACTGAATAGTTTAGGCTCAGCCTGTAGTTTCTTGACTATTTGCTTAGTCCAAGGCTTGGTATTACCCAGAGTCTCCAGAAGTGGTAACATATCATCAGATGTAATCATATCTCTGAGCTTATCTATAAGGGTTGCATGAACATAGTCTGCATCAAGAAATCTAAGATTTCCCAAATCATCCTTATCATACTTTCCTCTGTAGTCAAGTTGGGGAATCTCTCTGATTACCTTTCTAACCTCTTGACTTAAAGACTCATGAGAGCTTACTTCCCTATAATTAGTCATCCATCCATCCTTGAAAGCCTCATCCTTTACAAAATCATCAGCCTGTGTATCTACTGCACTATCTCCCTCAGGAGTATCATTATTAAGGTTGGCATCTTTAGGGGCAATATAATTAGGGTCAATCCTAATCCCCTCAGTAGCTATTAGTATAGTACTTGCTTCCTCAGCCAAGGGCTTGAAGTTATCTACTACCTTCTGATAAGCATTGGTTTTATATAATGCCTTCTTCTTTGCAGCTTCATACTTCTGTTCATCACTATATCTCTCAGAACCCTTCATACTATTGATTGTATTCAGTTCTGATTGTATCCTATTCTCCTCAGAGTCAAGTATATAGTTATTGAAATAATCCCTTACTCTACTAAATAAGCCAGCAGGTGTATATAACTTGATTATCTTGAACCTATCAAGAGTTGCTAACTCCTCTTTCAATTCATTGACAGCAAGTACATCACCTTCTTTTTCAGCATCAGCAATTCTCTTATTAAGAGTATCATTGTGTTCTTGCAGTGCTGTACCTATTTCATTGCTAAAGAATCTTGCAATCAGACTAACCCTGTCTCTTCTTGTTCTTGGGTCAAAGTCCAAATCTACTTTAGCTTGTTCTTCCACAGTGGAAATTCTTGGAGCCTCAAATGAAGGTGAAAGTGCTTTATCTAAAGCCTCTATCATTTCATCCTTACCTTTCCTTAGTTCTGCCCTAAAGTTATTTAGTTCAGAAGCAGTAGGATAAGTGTCCCAGTCCTTATTATTCTTGTCTTGCCATAGCTCAACAAGTCCCTTGACTGATTCTATAGTTTCACCCTGTAATTTAGCAGCCAATTCTTCTATTGTAGAATTAGCTGTGATACATCTTTTACTCATCTTGTTATAGATTTATAATTAAATTTATGTGCAAATATAAAGGTTGTTTTCTTAATATACAAGTTATTAAGGGTTTTCTTTTTGAGAGGTAAACCAAACTCTTTAAAAATAAGAAAGGGGAGACTTAGCTCCCCTAACTGTTACTCAACTACATACTTAACACCATTGAAGATAAGCTGTTTAATTGTATTGATATTAACCAGTCTTTCACCAGTTTCTTTTGGACCTCTTACAACATCCATATCCATACATTTGTACTTACCATCCCTTGATACAAACTGCATCTTGTAGCCTCTTAGTACCCTATCTTCTCCTTCAATGAAGTCTTTAATAGGGTTATTCTGGATGTGTTCCAGAGCTTCTTTATAAGCTACAGCCATTGACTTCTTAGCTTTCTTAGCCTTGTCAATCAAAGCTACAGCCTCTTGTCTTTGTGCTTCCCTTTCAGCTTCATATTGCTTCTTGGTCTTAGCTTTATCCTGTTTTTGGAACACAACAGTGAATACCTCAGAAGATTTGATACCCTCAAAGATTGTCCTTATACCCGGAGTACCATCTTTCTTATCTTCCTTAGTCACTTTTACTTCTTTGTCATACTGGTCAGAAGTATTAAGCAGGTCTTGAACATAACCATAACCTAATGTTACTGACTTTCCACTCTCTGTATGTTTGAACTTGATTGTATCTTTACCAATCTCTTCAACAATGTAATGTGACTCTTCTGAGAATACATCACCTACTGCTATCTCTTTAATATTGATTTTCATTTGTCTTGATTTTAATCTGTTACTTCTTTTGAATAAGCAGTATATACTGCACTTAATTCTGCATCATCTTTTACAGAATCCATAGTAGCTTTATACAAGCCTCTTGTTCTTTCCCCACCTCTACTTAATGCAGCAGCTTCAATCACTTGAGAAGTTTTACCACTATTATTGAAGGGAACACTTACACCATTTGTCATGGCAGAAAGCTCTTTATACCACTCAACATACATAGGGTCAATAGTCATGGTATCAAATCTGATACCTAATTTACTTGCCTTCTTAGCTTCTTCTCTCCAGTCAATTTGGGCATTACTTACAATGCTTTCATAACTGTAACCTACCTTGTGAGGTGCTGCATCAGCAATCAATAATACTGCCTTAGTAGAACCTTCTCTCCATGCAGTTTCCTCAGTGATTTTCTTAATGACCAGTTCATAGAACTCATTACCATCCCCACCACCTGTATTCTGAGCCTCAGTGATAAACTGAATGATTTTATTCTCATCATTAGTTAAATCCAATACTTGATAAGCCTTACCAAAGTTATCCTTGCTACTCATGTCACAATAGTCACCAA